CAACGGCTCCGGCATCAGCTACGGCTCCGGCATCAGCTACGGCTCCGGCATCCGCAACGGCTACGGCATCAGCTACGGCTACGGCATCAGCGGCGGCTACGGCATCAATGCTTCAATGCATTGTCACAAATGTAAAGGTATATCGCGCTGCATCTTCTGCGACGGCCTTGAAGGTGCAAAGCTGATGATATTCAACAAGCCTGTCACCGTCGAACGTTTCAACGAAGTATGGAGCAAGCTTTACGGCTGGAAACCCGACTTTACAAACGCGCAGCAGCTAAAACGCGAATTTGGCGACGGGAAATGGGCAAACACACCTGTTTTCAAGATCACCAGCCGCGAAGCATCGGAAGTCTATGCGGAAATGCCGCGTAAACTGCGTGAATACATCAATGCAATGCCCGAATACGACGACGAAATTTTTAAGACAATAACAGGTGAAGCCGATGAATAAATACACGATCATCATAGCGCAGGTGTGCGCGGTGTTGCTGGCGCTGATAGTTATGATACTGCTTGCCCTTGACAAATGGGGTATCGATGCCGCTGCTGACGGTGTGCCGCCCGAAGTAGACGCGAACGGCCTGTGCATCATTGAAGTGGAAGAGCCTGAGTACGAGATGTATTTCACCGAGGCAGATGTCACAGCGCTGGCGCAGATGCTATACGGCGAGGCTCGCGGCTGCACTGTTGATAATCAGCGTAAGTGCGTATGGTGCGTGCTCAACCGCGTGGATGATGCACGCTTTCCCGATACCATTATCGGCGTTGTGTCCGCGCCCGGCCAGTTCTACGGCTACAGCCCGAACTTCCCTGTGTGGGATAATCTGTACGCCGTCGCGCTGGATGTGCTCACGCGCTGGAGCATGGAGAAGCAGAGCGCGGACGTGGCGAGGGAGCTGCCAGATACATACTGCTGGTTTACGGGATTTAACGGTAGTAATCACTTTCGGGAGGAGTATTAAATGCCCAATAAGAATTTAATTGATCTTACGGGCCAGCGTTTCGGTAGGCTTGAAGTTTTGAAATATAACGGCAATAGTCGGTGGGAATGTAAATGTGATTGCGGGAAAATTGTGTATCCGAAAGGCGGCAATTTGCGAAAAGGAGACATTAGCAGCTGCGGTTGTTTGCGCAAAGATGTCGCCTATAACAATCACATTACGCACGGAGAGACAAAAAGTCGGCTTTACCGTATTTGGAAACTCATGCGAAGAAGGTGCAACAACATAAATGATGTTAGCTATCCCCTTTATGGTGGCAGAGGGATTAGCGTGTGCGAGGAATGGTCACAATACGAGCCATTCAAACTATGGGCTTTAAGCAATGGTTATTCTGAAGAATTAAGCATTGACAGGATAGACCCTAATGGCAATTATGAACCTTCTAATTGCCGATGGGCGACCGCAAAAGAACAAGCAAACAATAAGCGCAACAACCACAAGCTGTGTTTTAACGGAGAAACTCATACTATCTCCGAGTGGTCTGAAATCACGGGGCTTAAGAGAACAACAATAATAGAAAGGATAAATGCAGGATGGAGCGAGAAGAAAACCTTGACTTGCACGGTAAAATCATCCAAAACCTACGGCGCGAAAACGAAGCGCTGAGAGCGGAACTTGAATGGAAACAGAAAGAGATAGAGCTTGCACGACGCTCATCCGGCGCATCAATGCACAAATGCGGTAGGTTGGGCATACTGCGACGGACAATGCACAAGCTGTTTTAAAGGCACGATAACGACAACGGATAGGACGGTGATAAACAATGACTATTAAAGAAGCATTAGACAATATCGTCACCAGTGGTATCAATCTTGGCGCAGGGGATTTTGTAGACCCCGAAGCATTGGAAGTCGCGGCGCGTGTGCTTGAAAAAATGCAGTGGACAAGCGTAGAGGACAGGCTGCCGGAGATCAAGCAGGACGTTTTGATGTATTTCGGTAGCGGAAACATGGCTGTAGGCTTTTGGCATGACGGCGACGAAGATATCACGTTTTGGTGTGCAAACACGGATGATGGCTGGTATGCCGATTGTGATTGCATGCCGCTATATTGGATGCCGCTGCCGGATGCGCCGAAGGAGGAGTAACAATGACAGCAGAAGAAGCCTTGCACATATGCAAATTAGCGACCAAGTGCGCTATGTTCGACCAACAGTGTGCTGATATGACAGAGTTCATAGATGCTATGAAGCAGAAATATGACCTCGAAGTGATGGTTGACTGCATTCAAAAGCAGATACCAAAGAAACCGATAGAGAAGTTTGCGCTTTCTGATGACATTGAAGCTGGTTTGTGTCCGTTTTGCAACGAGGGAGTAGATGAAGAAATGAATTTCTGTTCTTATTGTGGACAGGCAATTGATTGGGAAAAATAAAGGCGTTGAAAGCGTTAAAACGACGATAAGAAAGGGACAAAAATGACACGCGGGGAATATATGCGCAAGGCGCGATTGGATGCAGGGTTAAGCATCGTGCGGTTGGCCGAAATATCTGGCATAGCCCAAACCACGATAAGCCTGCTTGAACGCAAATCACTACGCGGCGGCTGGATAGATACAATAGAAATCCTTGCCGATGCGCTCGGACTGAGTATCGACGAATACATAGGCCATAAGGTGGTGACTAAGCATGGGTAAGCAATCGGCATTTGCAAAAGCCGTGCAGCGTGAGGTTAACATTCAGCTACAGCTTTACGGGCGCAACCGCATGCAGCTTGCGGAGGACGCGGCGTTTATGGCCGCTAATGAAGTGCTGGGCTTAGGCTCAGGCCGTGCACGGGCATTCGGCGAGGCGTTTGTAAGATACTCAAACGAGATCGCTGTTTTGGTAGTCGAGGACAGCAAGGCCGACGATGAGATCGTATATGCAAAAACCGTTCTTGACCGGCGCATCCGTGAAATAGTGGGCGAGGGTAACTTCTCGCCATTCGATGAAAGGTATGGTAGGCGATAATGGCAAAAAACGTAGGCTGGGAGGCCAAAAGCAATCACGACGGCAGCTATACAGTTACCGTTAACGGCAAACAATACTATTGTGCAGATACGCATGAATTTCTGCACTTTTTAGAAGATATAGGCGAAAGGTGGGAGGATAGTGAAATTCGAAAAGGATGAACGCCGCGAGTTTTCTACCGGCGCTGTAAGGGACAGCGTGACCGGCAAGGGCGATATGATATCCCTCCCGTGGGAAGCGCTCCTGCGGCTGTCTAAGCACTACGAACGCGGGGCGGAGCATTACGGGCGTTGGAACTACACAAAAGGTATTCCGATATCGTCGTTTATCGACAGCGCCTGTAGGCACTTGGCAAAGTATCAATGCGGCCTTGACGATGAAGATCATCTTGCCGCCGCTGCATTCAACGTGCTTGGCGCGATGCTTATGGAAAACACAAGGCCGGAAATGCAGGACTTGCCGTTAAGAAAGGGAAAGAAAACGTTCGAGTATTTTGAAACGGAGGTAGAAACATGAAAAGATTACTATACGCAATACGCCTATGGCTGTTAGATGTTCTCGGCGGTGTGCCAAAGCCGCATTATGATTATTTACATGGCCTGCTGTATAGTGAACGCAGAGACCACAACATGATATGTTGCGAATACGAGGACGAAATACGCGATTACCGCATAGCCGTCCGTGAGATGTGCCGCAGAAGCGAAAACACCTATTACGATTGGTGCTGCGATCAGTGCGCTTGCGACTGCGATAAGCGTAACGGCTGGTGTGCCACTTTTGAACCTGTGCGCTATGGAAAGTGACTGCCGTAATTGCCCGGATAGAACGCCGTTTTGCCATATTGAATGCGATAGCTACAAAACCTATTGCGCAGATAACAAGGCCGATAAAGCAGCGAAAAAGGCGTATTTGGACAAGCATAATGCACCGAACGGCGTATTGATCAACGGCTATATACGCCGAAAGAAAAAAACAAGATTATTCAACGGAAAGAGGGTAAAATGAATATGTATTCTATAGAACGGCCATTAGAGCCGCCTGATTTTCCTGCCCCCGATTGCATATGCCAGGAATGCGACGGCTGGTTTTACGGCGACAATTTAATGTACATTTCCAACGGTCGACGCTTATGCCCCGATTGTTTCAGGGAAGAAATCAACGATTTGCCGACCGACGAACTTGCCGAACTTATTGGCGCAGAAGTAATAAACGCAGAGGATGCAAGGGAGGTGCATAAACCATATGGGCGAATGCGTTATCGTTTACGGTAAATCCGGCAGCGGAAAAAGCCGAAGCCTTTTAAACTTCGGCGAGGATGAGATTTTTCTTGTTAACGTCATCGCAAAGCGCTTGCCGTTTCGAAAAAAATTTAAGTATACGATGGTCAGCGACAATCCTGTTAAGATCATGAACGGACTGAAAAAGATGCCTGTAAAAACAGCGGTTATCGATGATGGCGGGTATCTGATGACCAACGCATTTATGCAAGGTCACTCAGCCCCGAAAAGCGGATCAAGCTCATTCGATCTGTATAACAGCATTGCCGATAGCTTTTGGAGATTGCTGATGTTCATCAAAAACGAGCTGCCCGAAGATGTCATTATCTACATAGTCGTTCACGAAGACACAAGCGACTACGGCGAGACTAAAATACGCACAATTGGTAAATTGCTTAATGAAAAAGTATGCATTGAGGGTATGGCAACTATCGTGCTGCGCTGCGTAGTCCGCGACGGTAAGCACATGTTCATCACGCAGTCTGACGGCAGCGATATAAGCAAGTCGCCGGAGGGCATGTTTGAGCTTGAAATCGAGAATGATTTAAAATTCGTGGACGACGCGATAAGAAGTTATTGGGGGCTGTGATATGGCTAAGTTTGAAAACGGTGTACCTGCCTACGTCAAAGGCACAGCTACCGTCGAGGTATTTTTCCCGATAGATACGACCGGCAAAGCACATATTAACTGCCGACAGTGCTATTTCTACAAATGCAATACTTACAGGTGCATGCTTAATAACGAAGTATGCGCCGAACCTGATAAATATGTGGGCGTTAGCTGCCCACTTGAATATTGAAACGAGAAAGGAATGAACAAACAATGATTAAATCTTACAACGGCTTTAAAGCAGAACGTACCACAACGCGTGAAACACTTCCGGCAGGCGGCTATGTCGCTAAGATCATGGACGCAAGCGTCATTGATTACGATTGGGGCAGCGTCCTGAAAATCGACTTCGATATTGCCGAGGGTGAACACAAGGGCTTTTTTGCGGCAGATTACCGCGCCAACACCAACGACGATAAAAAGTGGCGCGGCTGTTACCGCATTAACATCCCGAACGAAAGCAATCAGTACTTCGACAGTCAGAAAAAATCCTTTAACAACCTTATAGCATGCCTTGAGGAAACCAATAACGGCTACCACTGGGATTGGGATGAAGCCAAACTCAAGGGCAAGGGGCTCGGCGTTCTGTTCCGTAATAAGGAATGGGAATACAACGGCAACACCGGCTGGACAACCGAGTGTTGTGCCGTCACCACCGCGCAGGATGTACGCGACGGCAATTTCAAAATGCCGAAGGACAAGCCCCTTAAAAAGGCCGACACTGCATCTGCTTATCCGGCTGCGACGTTCACAACAATGGATGACGACGATAGCGATCTGCCGTTCTAAAGCCTATGACACCGCGTGAAATCGAAGATGCGCTCGCGGACATGGTGATACTGGTCGACACACGCGAACAGGACACGCCGCGTCTCAGGGCGCGATTAAAGGGCATGAACTGCCCACACGAACGGTGCAAGCTCGATTTTGGCGACTACTCGGCAAAGTTTTCTATAGGCGGCGAATGGCTGATGCTAAACGCCGCCGTAGAGCGCAAGATGGATTTTTCAGAATTAGCTCAATGCTTCTGCAATGGCCGTGCACGTTTCGCACGGGAATTTGAACGCGCCAAAGCTGCCGACGCAAAGATCTATCTGCTTATCGAAAATCAATGCTGGGAGGATGCTTATAGCGGCAACTATCGCAGTCAGATGAAGCCGCAGGCGTTTGTCGCGTCGCTGCTTGCGTGGCTGGCGCGTTATCGCTGTCAGGTCATATTTTGCGATCAACGCACAAGCGGCAAGCTGATACACGATATCCTTTACCGTGAAGGACGCGAAATGCTGGAAAGGATGATGTTAAGTGAATGCAAAACATAAAAGCACATTAATAAAAGATATGCTTGATTTCGCTGTTGTCGCTACAGCTTACGGGCTGGATTTTAACCGTGCCGGTTTTGCAAGATGTCCTTTTCACAATGAAAAAACAGCGTCATTCAAAATCAAAGATCGGCATAACGCTCATTGCTTCGGCTGCGGCTGGTCAGGCGACGTTATCAGCTTCACGGGGCAATTATTCAACCTTGATTTTGAACAATCGACGCGAAAGCTGATTAACGACTTCGGCTTACCGATAGTGACCGACCGCAAAATGACTTTACGCGAGAGCAGCGAGCTCACAGCGACCTGTAACGCGGCGATAACGGAGCACAACAAACGCAAACAGGCCGAAAAAGAGCTTCAACAGCGCTATGAGCGCATTTTATGGGTATATGCTACACTTGATAAGTGGAAGCGCAAATATGCCCCTGAGAGCCCTACAGAGCCTTTAGACGAGCATTACATCATTGCCTGTAAGGAAATCGACGGTGCAGCCTATCGGCTGATGCTGTATTCATAAGGAGGATAGTATGACGAAACTGATTGACTGCAACCAATTAACGGATGAAGCCATAGCAAACATGGACGCTGCCGAGCTTATAAACTCCGTTTTGGTTTCGTTTGATATCCCCGATGTGATAGAACGCGAACGCATACAGGCGCTTATGCAGATAAGAGCGGCAGAAGTTGGCGCAAAAGTAGTCGTTAACCGTCAGCTCGGCGCGTACCGTCAAAAGGACAAGCAGCTTGAAGCCGATTTTAAAAAATCACAGGCACAAGATAAAAACGACCTTGAATTACGCTTAAACGACAAAGGCGTACCCGTTCCAACTATCGACAATTTTCTTAAAATCATGCGTGGGAGAATGGAATACAGCAGCATTCGCTTTAATGTGCTGCGTAATTCGCCTGAGATCACGCATAACGGCGAAATATGCCGATGGTCGGACGCGGATGCGGCGCAAAGCCGAAATTTCTGTGAAGCCAATTACGGCCTGTACAGCGACAAAAAACACTCTGACGCTTTACGCATTTTGTGGAAGGAACGCGAATATAACCCGATAAAGGACATAGTTGACACTCTTGAATGGGACGGAGAAGAACGTTGCATACATTTTCTCTCTAAATGGGCGAAAGTCGAGGACACCGCCTATACCTGTGAGGTCAGTCGCCTGATATTTGCCGGCGGCATTAACCGGCTCTATCTGCCCGGCTGCAAGTTTGATGATGTTCCCGTACTCATCGGTGCAAAGCAGGGCGAAGGCAAATCCACGCTTGTTAAATGGCTTGCCATTAACGATAGTTATTTTTCCGAAGTAACCGAAATGGACGGTCAAAAGGCCATAGAGCAATTAGAAGGCGCGTGGATATGCGAGGTCGCGGAGCTGCTTGCGCTTACCAAAACGAAAGAGCAGGAGGCCGTCAAGTCCTACATAACACGGCAGCGCGACAAATACAGGCCGCCTTACGACGTTAACGCAATGGAGTTCCCGCGCCGGTGCATCTTTATAGGTACGACCAATAACGAACAATTCTTACGCGACAAGACCGGCAACCGCCGTTTTTACCCCGTAACAGTCAATAGCAATGGTTATGATCTACACGATCATGAGCAGGAATGCCGCGACTATATCATTCAATGCTGGGCAGAAGCGCGTGTAAAATTCGAACGCGGCGAAATGCCAGCTTTCGCAGATCGTTCTCTGCTGTCCGAATACAAGCATGCGCAGGATGAAGCAATGGAAGATGATTGGCGTATCGGCGTTATTGAAAAGTACCTTGATGAGAAGTCACCGGGCGATACCGTATGCATTAAGGAACTAAAATGTGAGGCGCTATTTCCTGACAGTGATTTCCAAAGAGACTTAACACCGAAAGAGACACAAGAGATTTATCGTATCGTCGCTACAATACCTGAATGGACAAACATTGGTAGAAAATATACCGCGAAATATGGTCGGCAAAGATGTTGGCAGAAAAAAGTGGGAGCTATCAAGAATATCAACGAATTACCTTTTTGACGTTTTGCACAATCAAAATACGTTGGTTATACGTTTGTTTTGTGCAAAAGTCACAGCAAAAACGGGGCAGGGTATAGACCTGTCCTACCCCTGTCCCGTACCCTGTCCCGTGGCTCAATCCCTTGAATTATCTATCTTTTTTCTCTTTTACAGGACAGGGGGGACAGGTAAAGTAATATAAAAAGAGTATTCCGTAAAATAGCGTATGGTGTACACCATATAAGAAAACGAAACACTTATATAGGAAAACCGCGTGCCTGCCCGTCCCCTGTCCTGTATTAAAAAATCTAAAATCGGAGGTGTTCAAAATAGTCAATTTGTCAATAACTGCAAATAACATCATCCTGCAAGCGGCTCAAAATTTGCCTTTGCAAGGCGAACGATCACCGGCTGACGAGCTGCTATATTACCAAGCTCGAGAACTCTACGACCTCCACGCTAAAGGCATGATAACCGCCGCTATAGGCGCTGAACGAAAAAACAAAATCATAGCCGCCTATATAATCAATTCAAATCGTGAACAGCAATATACCCGAAGCAACATGCAAATTGCAGAATTCTATAAATCAATCGAGGCTGCCGGTTGTAACTATGCCAAAAACAGAACAATCGAAAACGCTGATCAACTTTACTATGAAGTCTATCACATGATACCGAAAGGAGCGAGTATATGAGTAGGCCAAAAATGACCAAAGCAGAAATTCAGGAAGCGCTTGAAGGCGTAGGCGCTATAGCGGAAATGTGCGTGGTTTTTTATCATGCCGCGTTAGACGCCGGTGCTAACAAGTATGAAGCGGCAGAGCTGACACGTGCATACATAGCGGCATCGTTTACAGGCCGTGTCGGTAATACAGAAAGGGAATAAAATGCCTAAATACAAATCATCAATATCACCGCGTGTACGGGGTATGGTGGAATGGCAGCTTGAACATTATTGCGAATACAAAGATGAAATACAGCAATATTGGGCTGATATGATCCCGTCGGCAACACCAAAGTATACGGACGGTAAAGGCGGTGGGGAAGTCAGCCGGGACACTGAAAACATAGCGTTGCGCATAGCGTCATCGGCTTATTTGGTGCAGACGGAACGCAGCTGCAAGGCGATTGAGTATGTGCTTAAAAATACCGATGACATCGATAGAAAGCTTGTGGAGCTTGTTTACTGGAAACAGGCTTATACTGTGGTAGGTGCAGCACAAATATTGCATTTAAGCCGTTCGGCAGCTTACAGGCGAAAAGACAGAATTCTATACAATATAGCGACTGAATTAGGGTATGTTCCAATTAATTTCTAAAAAAGTGGGACAAAAGTGGGATTTTTGGCCCCATAATCTGTGGTAAAATGATATTGTGGAAATGTAATAGATAGACTATTTGTTATTTCCTTATACCTCTTTTCCTTTCCAGCGGCGGGGGCGGCTCGCGGACATTTTCTCTATTTTTTGTCATAGAATCTCCTTTTCTTCCTTTCTTAATTCCACGTTCCCTTTCCGCGCTTCCGCCGCGAGTAAGCAGGCAGCTGAAATATGCTGCTTGCTTATTTTATAACTTTTTTCAGGTAACAGCCGAATGAGTGAAGCACTTAAACGCATGGCAGCAGAATACCGCGCTAATGCCGGTTTGCTGCTTAAACGCATAAACGAATTAAAATCAGAGCTTGCACGAACTGATTGTAAAACGTCCGATTGGACGCGGCTGCGAGGCAGGATAATGATACTTGAAAGCCTGTATGCCGATAGCATCAGTACAGCAAGGTATTTAGAAAACTATCATGGGGATTGATCAATGAAGACCATACGCAAACAGCTTGCTGAAATTACGCCTTATGCGAAAAACGCAAAAAAACATAGTAGGCAGCAAATTAACAATGTTGCCGAAAGCATTAAACAGTATGGATTTGTGCAGCCAATCGTAATTGATCGCAACGGCGTTATAGTTATTGGGCATTGCCGCGCACTGGCGGCGCAGAAGTTAGGCATGGCAGAAGTGCCTTGCGTTTGCGTGGATGATCTGACACCGGAGCAGGTGAACGCCCTGCGGCTGGTGGATAACAAGAGCAATGAGAGTGATTGGGACTTTGACCTGCTGAAAGATGAACTGCCGGAGTTGGATTTGTCGGCGTTTGATTTTGGCTGGGATTTCCAAGAAACCGACGAAACGGAACTTACTAACGAAGAACGTGAACAGGAATTTAGAGAACGCATGGAGCGCGCGGAATTTTCGGACGATGACGAAGAATATCAAGAGTTTCTGAAAAAGTTTGAAGCGAAGAAAACAACAGACGATTGCTACACGCCAGATAATATCTATGACGCAGTAAGAGATTGGGCGGCTGAGAAGTACGAAATTGGCAATGCCGCGATTGTGCGTCCGTTTTACCCGGGCGGAGATTATAAAAGCGAGAAATACCCTCCCGGGTGTGTTGTGATAGACAATCCTCCTTTTTCCATTATTTCGGAAATCTGCAAGTGGTACACGAGCAAGAGAATCAACTTCTTCCTGTTTGCTCCAACGCTTACGCTTTTCGGAATTATGTCCGGCTCGGCAAACTATGTGGCGTGCGGGTGCGGAATTGTGTATGAAAACGGCGCGTCTGTCAATACGTCGTTTGTTACCAACATGGGGAGCAATAAGATTGTCGCTGCAGCTGATTTAAGAGAAATACTGGATGACGAGAACAAAAAGAATCTCAAAAAGTTGCACAGAGAACTGCCGAAATATTCATATCCAGACGAGGTTTTGACAGCAACGATGCTGTGTTATATGACAGCTCACGGCGTAAGCCTTGAAATTAGCGAAAGAGATGTGCATTTTATCCGCGAGCTTGACGCACAGAAAGCATCGGGGAAAGGATTGTTCGGCTCCGGCTTTTTGCTATCGGAAAAAGCTGCTGCTGAAAAAGTCAACACGGATATTTGGGAGTTGTCGGAGCGGGAATGGACAATCGTGCGAGGCTTGGGAAATGACGATTGAAGAAGCACGGGCGATCATTGCAAAAACCGGCAGCCCGTACTTAAAGCGGGACATGGAGAAGTTTATTAAACGCCAGCAGAGAAAGGGGGGCGCATATGGGAAGGCCAAGAAAACAAATAGACAAAAAACAATTTGAAAACCTATGCGGTTTGCAATGTACCCTTGAAGAAATTTGCGGCTGGTTCGATGTGTGCACAGATACGTTAGAAACGTGGTGCAAAAGGGAATATAAGAAAAATTTTTCGGAAGTTTTCGCCCAAAAACGTGGAATTGGCAAGATATCCTTGCGCCGTAACCAATGGAGACTGGCTGAAAAAAACGCAAGCATGGCTATATGGCTTGGTAAACAGTACTTAGGGCAGAAAGATATTGTTGAAGTTGGGGTAGAAAAAGACAACGTTCAGGACGATGCGCTAAGTGAAAGCTTGCGCGAACTGGCAAAAGGATTGACAAGTGATGATAAGCCCTAAGCAAAAAAAGATACTTGCGTTTCCGTTCACCGAATATCGCGCATTGATATGTGATGGCGCTGTGCGTTCCGGCAAGACATCAATTATCATGTGGGCGTTTGTAGACTGGGCAATGCGCACGTTTAACGGCGAACGCTTCGGCATATGCGGTAAGACGGTCGACAGCTGTACGAAAAATATCATAGTACCGTTTACATCAATGTCGCTTGCGAAAGAACGCTATACAATGCGCTGGCGCAGAGCTGATAAAGTGCTTGAGATAAGGCGCAACGGCGTTACGAATTACTTTGAAGTGTTCGGCGGCAAGGATGAAAGCAGTTACGCGCTGATACAAGGCCGAACGCTGGCCGGTGTGCTGCTGGACGAGGTTGTATTGATGCCGCGCTCTTTCGTAGAGCAGGCGCTTACGCGATGCAGCGTTGACGGTGCTAAACTGTGGTTTAGCTGTAACCCCGATAACCCTCAGCACTGGTTTTACACCGAATGGATACAGCATGCCGAAGAACATAACGCGCTTTATCTGCACTTTGAAATGATAGATAATCCTGGCATCAGCAAAAAAACACGCGAGATGTACGAAACGATGTTTTCAGGCATTTTCTATGATCGATACATACGCGGCAAATGGGTAGCTGCCGAAGGACTTATTTACACGATGTTTGATAAGGATAAGCATATTGTGCCGACTGTCGACCGCCCGTACACCGATTACATGATATCGTGCGACTATGGCACACTTAACCCTACGGCGGCTGAACTGTGGGGGCGTTGTGATGGCAAATGGTATTGCATACGTGAATACTACTACGACGGGCGCAAGCAGCAGCGGCAGCGCACAGACGAAGAACATTATGCAGCCGTTGAAGCGTTAGCCGGTGACCTGCCTATTAGAAAAATAATCGTTGATCCGTCGGCAGCGTCGTTTATTGAAGTCATACGCCGTCATGGGCGCTTTATGGTGGAACAGGCCAGCAACCGGGTTATCGACGGCATACGCGACGTGGCGACGCATTTAAACGCCGGTGACATTTTATTTAACGACTGCTGCAAAGACTGCATAAGCGAATTCGGTCTATATCGCTGGGATGAAAAGGCCGCAGAAGACAGGCCGCTAAAGGTTTCAGACCACGCGATGGACAGCACCCGTTATTTCGTGCGTGCAGCATTTGCGCCATCGAGATTTAGCTTTTAAAGGGGATATTATATGCCTTTATTCAACGAACCGATAGAACAAGAATTGTGGAATTACCGCATTAAAGCCAATCGGCCAATGTCCGAAGCACAGTTTTTTGCGCGTGAATTGGAGGCTTGGCGCTGCTCCGAAGCGCGTAGAGAAATGCTTGACGGCGCACGGTACTACAGCGGTGATCAGGATATATTGCGCAGGCAGCGAACGAGCATAGGCGAAAACGGCCAGCTTGTAGCGGTTGACAATCTGCCCAATAACAAGATTGTCGATAACCAGTATGCAAAGCATGCCGATGTTAAAAAGAATTACATAGTTGGTAAGCCTATAACGTTCGCAGGCAAAACCGAAACGTACCTTGACGCGCTTAAAAAGGTGCTGGGCGCACGCTTCATGCGGACGATAAAGAATGCTATTATTGAAAGCTTCAACAGCGGTATTAGCTGGCTGTACCCGTATTACGATAGAACGGGGCAGCTGGCGTTTAAGCTGTTTCCTGGCTATGAAATTCTGCCGTTTTGGGCAGATGCGGAACACACGGTGCTTGATGCGGCTATAAGGTTGTATCAGGTAGAAGTGTATTACGCAAGCGAAAAGAAAACAATCGAAAAGGCCGATATTTTCAAGCCGGACGGTGTGGCAACGTACATCTTTGAAAACGGTACGCTTACGCCAGATAGCACAAAGCAGAGCTATATAACGCTTACCGATGCCAGCGGCAGCACAGAGGGATACAATTGGGCGCATTTCCCCTTGATACCCATAAAGTATAACGCGCAGGAAATTCCGCTCATACGCCGCTGTAGATCGTTACAGGACGCTATCAACCTGATTGAAAGCGACTTTGTAAACAACATGCAGGAAGACGCACGAAATACGGTGCTTATCCTGAAAAACTACGACGGTCAGGATTTGGGCGAATTCCGCAAGAACATCAGCACTTACGGCGCTGTAAAGGTGCGCACGGTCGAAGGCGTTGACGGCGGTGTTGATAGCCTTGAAATCACGGTAAATGCCGAAAACTATAAAACAATACTTGATCTGCTGAAAAAGTCGCTGATAGAAAATCTACGCAGCTACGATGCAAAAGACGATCGCATGTCGAATTCGCCTAATCAGATGAACATACAGTCGATGTACTCGGACATTGACCTTGATGCGAATGACACAGAGGTTGAATTACAGGCGGCATTTGAAGAAATATTGTGGTTTGTGAACACCTATCTTGCAAGCAAGGGTCAGTCGGTCGATGCCGCCGAGAATGTAGAAGTGATATTTAACCGCGATGTACTGATAAACGAAACAGAAGCTATCAGCAATTGCGCTGCGTCCGTCGGCATCATATCCGACGATACGATAGTTTCCATGCATCCTTGGGTAAAAGACCCTGCCGCCGAGCTTAAAAGGCTTGAAAAGCAGAAGGAAGAAGCAGACCCCTATAGGGCGGCGTTTGAAATGGCGCGGAATAATCAGAACGCCGATGACGGCGCACCAACGATAGATGAAGAATGATGCATATTGGGCTAACCGCATGCGCATTCTTGAGGACGCGCTATTAGATACCGGCTATGAATACGTTCAGAATCTTGAACGCCAATACGATAAGGCCATACGCGATATTGAAACAGATATAGCGCGCTGGTATCAGCGATTTGCGAAAAACAACGAAATATCGCTGAATGATGCACGGAAGCTGCTTAATTCACAGGAGCTTAAAGAATTCAAGTGGACTGTCGAGGAATACATCAAATACGGCAAAGAAAACGCCGTTAACGGTGCATGGATAAAGCAGCTTGAAAATGCATCGGCTCGTGTTCATATATCGCGGCTGGAAGCTATAAAGCTTCAGTTACAGCAGCAGGCCGAAGCTTTAGCCGCAAAGCAGGCAGAGGCCGTCAAGGGCGTTTCGGAGGGAGTTTACAAATCAAGCTACTATCACACTGCATTTGAGCTGCAAAAGGGCGTAGGCGTAGGCTGGACGCTTCATGCGATAGATGAAAACGTGATAGAAAAGGTGTTAGCCCGTCCGTGGACGCTGGACAAGCAGACGTTCAGTGATCGTATATGGGCGAACAAACAGGCGCTTGTGAATACCGTCAACACTCAGATAACGCAAATGGTAATGCGCGGCGCTGCACCTGATAACACTATCAAGGCTATTGCCGACCGTTTCAAGGTATCTAAATCGCAGGCCGGACGGCTGGTCATGACGGAAAGCGCGGCATTCGCCAACGAAGCACGTAAGGACTGCTTTAAAGACCTTGACGTTGAAAAGTACGTCATTGTCGAAACGCTTGACGGCAAAACATGCAGCCTGTGCGCACAGCTTGACGGCAAGGTATACCCCATGTCAGAATACGCTATAGGCGTGACAGCTCCGCCGTTTCACCCGTGGTGCAGGGGCACAACAGCGCCGTATTTTGACGATATGGACGATATCGCCGAGCGCTGGGCGCGAGACCCTGAGACGGGCAAGACATACACCGTGCCTGGCAGCATGACCTATAAGCAGTGGGCGGCAAAGCAAACAGGGCTTGCAAAAAGCGTTAAACCGCTTGAAAAATCTACGGAAAGTGGTATAATGTCTTTGCCTGATATCGAAATCGGCAAGAGTGTTGGAGCAAAAGCGAAAAACTACGATATCAGGTTACCCAATAATGAAATTGTCCATTTAAGCGAAGGAACGCGAATAACAAACGTTCAAGTAATCGCGGGTAAAGGTAGAAATCGAAAAATTGACATGGTATCTGTCCTTATAGATAGGTATCCGGGGACAAAAGAAACCGAATGGCAGAAAGTTAAGGGCATCGGCTATATAGATTATCAAGGCGAAAACTATAAAGCTGTATTGCATTGGTATCAAGAACCGAGTGTTGGAAAAGTCGAGTGGAAAGTTAAACCCGATGCGGATGGGAATTGGTTTATAGATGAAGATTAATTCGATTATTAAAGTTAAATATATCGGTGAAGATAATCCTATGGCGTTGCGCGCGGGCAAAGAATACAGTGCACGTGTGCTAAAAAAGGGTTGGTACGGCATAGTTGATGAAACTAACGAAGAATATGCGTACCCACCGGAATTGTTTGAAATCGTAGAAAACTAACCTAAAATCAATAGATTAAAGCATCATGCATGATTTGCACGGTGCTTTTTTCATGCCAAAAAGGAGACAGCAGAATGACAATCAACATCTTAGGTGCCAATTGGGCGATTATCGAAAGCAGCATAAGAGACGATGACCGTTTGCACGACTGCGACGGTTATTGCGACTGGACAACGCGCAAGATTGTAGTTGAACGTGAAATACAGGGCAACTTGTACGACATGGAGGCTTACATTAAAAAGGTCAAGCGACATGAAATCGTGCATGCATTCCTTGCCGAATGCGGCTTGCATGAATGCTCGGGCGAAACCGACGCGTGGGCAATGAATGAAACAATGGTCGATTGGTTTGCCCGGATGGGCGAGCGCATCTATAAAGCGTGGTCAGAGGCAGACGCGATTTAAAAAAGGAGGAAAAAGCAATGTCTACGAAAGCTGAAATAATCCAGTATATCAAAGATTGCGGTCAGGAGATTATCGATAAAGCGCCGGAGATATACGGCAGTTGTAAATATCTCGAAAACATCAAAATAGAAATTGAAATAACGCCGGATACCGTTTACCCGAAAATCAAAATGACACACGACATTATTCCCGAAACTTTTATAGATAGAGAGTGGCCAGCACTATAACAACTTAATGATCGAAGCAGTCAAGCGTTAACACGCGGGGCTGCTTTTTTCATACCCATTTTACCGCGTGTCCGGCGGATAACAAGCAGGACGGCGCTGAATACGAGGACTGGCTCGACAAAAAGGAACAGCGCAGAAAGGACGTAAACATGAAACTGCAATGGTTAAAGGACATCATAGGCGACGTTTACACGGATGATATGGACAATGCGGCGGCGCAGGCTCTCGGCAAGGACTTTGTATCGCGTGCAGACTTCAACGAAAAGGCCGGTAAGGTAAAGGAGCTTGAAGCGACGGTTACACAGCTTAACAGCACTGTAAAAGACCGTGACAAGCAGCTTGAAACGCTGAAAGCATCCACTGGCGACATGGCCGCGCTGAAAGATCAGATAAGCAAGCTACAGCAGGACAACGCTGACGCGGCGAAAGCCCACGCAGCGGAGATAAAGCGCTTGAAAATCGATACTGCCGTTGATATGGCCGTAGCGACCGCAAAGGCGAAAAACGTTAAGGCGGTAAAGGCGTTGCTCGATCTTGATAAAGCAGAGCTTGATGAAGACGGCACAGTCAAAGGGCTGGCTGAGCAGCTTAAGAAGCTTACAACCGCTCCCGATAGCGCGTTTATGTTTGAAACCGAAAAGCAGCAGAAATTTGACGGCTTTAAGCCGGGCGAAAAGGGCGGCGAACCTAGCGGCGGCATGACGCTTGAAAGCTTCAGAAAAATGTCGCCGGTCGAACGCTTCAACTTCTCGCAGAAAAACCCCGAAGAATACAAAAAACTATATGGAGGAACTAATTAATGGCACATCAGATTTATGATAATTTTTATCTGTCAAATGAAATCGAAGATCAGTACAATTCGCACCTTGATCTACAGTCGTTCTGTACTGTAGATAACACCCTTGAGGGTACTGCCGGCATGCTGCGTAAAATCAACGTTTACAAAGCAACCGACGGTGCTGAAAAGCTGGCTATGGGCGCTGGCAACACCAAAAGCATCGAAGTAAGCTATACTCCGCATGAATATCGCATTCAGCTTGCGCAGAACCGTTTCAAGTACTACGACGAGCAGACCATGACCGACCCGCAGCTTGTACCGACCGGCACTAAGCACATGGGCACTGACATGTTCAACACCGTCAACAAGGATATTTACGGCGAGTTTGCAAAGGCTACGCAGGTCGCTGTCGTCAGTAAGTTTGACTTTGGCGCTTTTGCAGATGCACAGTCCATCCTTGCGCTTGAGAACCTTGAAGACGTTACTATTTTCGCGTTTGTCTGCCCCTCCGACGTGGCCGAGCTGCGCAAGGAGCTTAAGGACACCTTGCAGTATGTTGAGGCATTCGCTAAAAACGGCTATGTTGGCAGTGTGGCCGGGGTAAACATCTACACCAAGAAAGATGCAACCGCCGGTTCTATTTACATGGCAACTAAGGAAGCTGTAACGCTGTTTAACAAGAAGGGCACGGAGACCGAAACCGAACGCGATCCCAATACCCGTGAAAACAGCATCTATTCTCGTAAGTACTACATTGCAGCACTTACCGATGAGACTAAGGATGTTAAGATTTTCAAGGGCACTGCAACCGCAGCGTCGGAAACCACCGTTACCAGCGGTACTACTTATTACGCCAAAGTCGGCCTGGGTTACGTCGCAGTTACGCCCGCGAGCGGTGATAACCCGAAAACTAAGGGCTGGTATACCATCGCATAAGGAGGCGCGACATGGACATACTTTCGACCGCAAAGGAACGTTTAGCGGCGTTTGGATATAAAGTGACGGATGATGATAATTCGGCGCTTGAGTATAACATACGCCGCGCCGAAGCGTATCTGATAGCGCAGACAAATCAGAAGCAAGTGCCCGAAGGACTTGAATATGTATGGGTCGATATGGCCGTTGGTATGTTCCTTGCCGACAAGAAAGCTACAGGCGCGTTAGGCGATACATATACGTTTGATGCGCCTGTAAAAAGCGTATCGGAAGGCGATACATCGGTCACGTTTGCAATATCTGATGCAGGATCAGCCGAAGACCAGTTTAACGCGGTTATCAGTAAAATGATAAATCCCAGTGCGGAAGTAATAGCCGCGTATAGAAAGCTGGTGTGGTAAATGGCTACGCGTAAAGCAGCACTGCAAAGTCTGTGGCGCGGCGTTTGCGACGTGTATATGCAGGAATATACCGTAAACGGCAAAACAGGCAGAGACGAAGCTAAAGAGGTTCTGAAGCTTGAAAAGCAGCCTTGCCGCCTGTCGTTTGAAAGCATACAAAGCACGGGCGACGCAAACGGTGCGCCGATAATTCAGCAGTCGGTGAAGCTGTTCATTGATAGTACGCGGGATATACCGGCAGGCGCTAAGATCGTCGTTACGCAAAACGGCGTTACCAATGCATATGCGCGTTCGGGCGAACCGGCGATATACCAATACCATCAGGAAATCATGCTGATACCGTTCGAGGATTACGCATAATGGCTAAGTGGGGAAATTGTAAATTCGATCAACTGAAAGAATACGCCGAAAGGCTTGAAAAGCTGACGGATGCCGATATTAACGATTTATGCGTTAAGTGCAGTCGACAGTTGGCGGCACGGTTGTTGGCACTGGTAATCCCGCGAACGCCTGTAGGCAACTACCCTGCCAGCTCCGGCAAAAAGGGCGGCACATTGCGGCGCGGCTGGACATCGAGCACGCACAATCGCGCGCAAGCGGCTAACGACAGCGGCGACGCGGCAGTAAAGGCGGCAACATGGGCTGAAAATCTAAGGGTGCATAAGTCGGGTAATTTGTATACTATCGAAATTAAAAACCCCGTAGAGTATGCGTCTTATGTTGAATTCGGGCATCGCACTGTTAGCGGCGGTTGGGTCGATGGAAAGTATATGCTGACTATTTCCGAAGAACGGCTAAAGCAGATTTCGCCGGTTGTGTTGCAGCGGATGATTAACAAGAAACTACACGAGGTGCTGAATGGCTGAAATCAACACAAACATTATACTTGATGGCATAACGCTTGCCCTGCGCAAGGCGTTCCCGGGTAGCATGATAACATCAAACGAAGTGAAGCAGGGACTTAATGTTCCTGCTTTTATCGTGCGTATGGTGTCGTTTCAAACGCAGGCGCACCCGATGCAGAGGCATAAAAACCTGCCGCGCTTTGATATTATCTATTTTCCCAAAGCGGACCGGGAAGAATGCTACAGCGTTTCAGATAATCTGTGCAAGGTGCTTGAAGTCATAGCGCTTCCGTCCGGCGATAAGGTGCGCGGCGCGGATATGTCGTCGGAAATAACGGACGATGCGTTGCATTTCTTCATATCTTACAATCACTTCGTGTATGCGCCTTACTACGATACCACAATGGATGAATTAAAAATCAAACAGGGTGAAGCAAATGAAGGATAAAAAGGCGGCAAAAGCCGCACCGATAACCTATACAAAGCAGCAGCTGCTATCATCCAAACGCTACGCAAAGCGGCGCGATCTTGTCGGTGCGCTGCTGGATGACGACGGCGAATATACAATTGATGCCGTCGATGCTGCTATTAAAAACTATATGAAAGGCAAGGTAAATTAATATGGCACTTGGTGGCGGTCTCTGGACTGTTCAAAATAAGGTACTGCCGGGTACATACATCAATTTCGCCAGCACCGCGAAAGCATCGGCTGCACTGTCCGACAGGGGCTATGTGGCTATGCCGCTGATGCTGGACTGGGGCATTGATGGTAAGGTTTTTACTGTTACAAGCACTGATTTTCAGAAAAACTGCCTGAAACTGTTCGGCCACAACTACAACGATGATGAAATGCTGCCGCTGCGCGAACTGTTCATGAATGCACAGACGCTGTATGCGTACCGTCTTAACGGCGGCGGCGCAAAAGCTGCTAACACGTTCTGCACGGCCAAATACACGGGTACTGCCGGTAACAAGCTGTATGTCGTTATCGCTGCAAACGCCGATAGCACAAGTATGTTCGATGTAAGCCTGTATTACGATACTACGCTGCTCGATGCGCAGACTGTAGCGGCGGCAACGGCGCTGAAAGATAACGACTTTGTTACATGGAAAACTAATGCAACGCTTGAAGTAACGACTAAAACCGCACTCAGCGGCGGCACTAACGGCACTGCCAATGCAGCGGCACATCAGGCGGCGCTTGATAAGTTTGAAAGCTACAGCTTTAACACGCTCGGCTGTCCTACCGATGACACTACCACTGCAAAGCTGTACATGAATTACACAAAGCGTATGCGCGATGAAGTCGGCGCAAAGTTCCAGACGGTTATTTTCAACCTGTCTGCCAATGCGAAAATTGCCGACTATGAGGGAGTCATCGAAGTTGCAAGCAAGGCGGCTGATTACCCGTCGAACGTTGCAGACATCGGCCAGTATGCACTTGTTTATTGGGTCACCGGCGCTTCTGCCGGATGCGCTGTGAACAAATCCAATACCAACAAAAAATACGACGGCGAGTTGTCGATTGACGTTGACAAGACACAGGCTGATCTTGCGGCGGATATCGAAGCCGGGCGTTTTGTTATGCACAACGTAAACGGCGATGTTCGCGTACTGGAGGATATAAACTCCCTCACTACCACATCGGAAACAAAGGGCGATATCTTCAAGAACAATCAGACTATCAGGGTATGCGATCAGATAGCCAACGATGCGGCGGTGCTGTTCAACACGCGCTATCTCGGTGTTGTCGCAAACGACGCGGCAGGCCGTATTTCGCTGTGGAATGATATCTGCAAGCTGCATCAGGCGCTTGAGAATATCCGTGCTATCGAAAACTTTGAACCTGATAGCGTGACTGTGGAACAGGGCGAGACAAAACGCTCCGTTCTGTGCACGATCAAAGACCTGAACATTATCAACGCGATGGAACAGCTTTATATGTCCATCGTGATTATGTAAGAAAGGGGATAAATTATGGATCGTATTCATATGGACGCGCTCGATGCAATAGCCGGTGCACAGGCCGAGGCATTTATTACGCTTGCTGACGGCAACAGATACCGAATGATAAACTTCGTATCCTTTGAAGCAAGCGCGGAGATAAATCTTGTTGAGGTTCCCATTCTCGGCAAGTCCGGTAAGGGCAACAAGCCCACCGGCTGGACGGGTACATGGTCGGGCAACGCGCAGTATAACCAGTCTGTTTTCAGGGAAATGATGCTGGAATACAAGCGTACCGGCAAACTGCCGCGCTTTGATATCCAGGTAACCAACGAAGATCCCACAGCTTCTAACGGCAGGCAGACGATCATCTTGAAAAACTGCTATTTCAAGGGCGGTACGCTTACCAAATTTGATGCCGATGCCGAGACGCTTGATGAGGATATCGAGGGCACGTTTGACGATTGGGAGATGCCCGAAAAATTCAACCTGCTTAACGGCATGCAGTAAAGAAAGGATAATACATGGCTAATTCGCTTTCCGCGTTTTTTGCTGAAAACGCAAAGAAAATTGATAACATAAAGTACGCCGTTTCCGACCGATTTGTGGACGAAAACGGCGATGCTATTGAATGGGAAGTAAAGTGCATCACGGCAGCGGAAAACGCGGAACTGCGTAAAACGTGTATGCGCACCGTTCTCGTCCGCGGCGGTCGCAAGGGACAGACCACGCAGGAATTTGACGAGGCGGCATATACCGCAAAGCTGGCCGCACGCTGCACAGTGTTCCCGAATCTGAATGACGGCGAATTGCAGCAGTCGTACCACGTCAACGGTGCTGATAACCTTATCGTCGCCATGCTTACACCTGCCGAGTATGACGATTACACCGTAAAGATAATAGAGCAGTGCGGTTTTAAAACCGGCGAGGAGCTTGTTGAAGAAGTAAAAAACTAATTGATGAGGGCGACCCCGAAGCAAACTATGCTTATTATTGCCTTCATAAATTCCGCTGGGCACCGCATGTTTTTCTTGAACTATCGCCGCAGGAGCAGGCATTTGTTATCGCGGCGATAGACCGCAAGGTCGAACAGGAAAGAAAAGAAGCGGCCAAAATAAAGAAGAAATAAGCGCCGAAGTAAACGGGGTCTGCTACGGCGCTTCCGTTAAAAAGGGGGTCGATTATGGCCACTATCAAAACAGTATTATCGATACAAGACGCTATGACAAAGCCCCTACGCAGCATAAACAGGGCGATGAACCTTGTTATCAGCAGCATGGAGCAGATGCAGAAAGCAACGCGCAAGCCTGTTGATACAAAGGCGCTGAGAGCTGCACGTGACGAACTGGCAAAAATGGGCGCTGCTATCGATGATATTGAAGAAAAAACCGAAAGAGCTGGTAATACTGCCGATAAAACAGCATCAAAATTTAGAAAAATCATGGCAGCTGTCGGCGGTGTCTCAGCTGTAAAAAAAGCTGTTGAATTATCCGATAATCTTACACAGGCGCAAGGCCGAATGAAGATGCTTACCGGCAGCGACGCGGCGGCAAGCCAGATGAATGATGCAATTTATTCACTTGCTAACCGTTCACGCGCCGGATATTTGGATACTGCCAATTTCGTTACCAACATGGGCACAAACGCCGGTGTAGGTGCAAAGGGCGCGTTTGCCAATGCTGAAGAATTGTTGCGTTTTTCGGAAAGCGTTAATAAGTTGTTCGTTATCAGCAACACATCAGCAGAGGGGCAAAAGGCAGCGACTTTGCAGTTAACACAGGCTATGTCATCCGGTGTTTTACGCGGTGAAGAACTAAACAGCGTATTTGAACAAGCACCGCAGATAATTCAGACTGTAGCCGATTATCTTAATGTTCCGTTAGGCAAAATCCGCAGCATGGCAGCAGATGGGCAAATAAGCGCCGATGTTGTAAAAAAGGCGATGCTTGCAAGCGCGAACGAAATAGATAAAAAATTCAGTAAAATGCCGTATACATGGTCGCAGATATGGACGGTTGCATCGAATGCTATATTGCGCGTTTTAACGCCGATATTCAAACTTATCAGCTCAATAGCGCAGTTTGTAGCTAATAATTGGCCGATCATTGCACCGATCGTATTAGGCATCGCGGCTGCTGTCGGCGTGTGGCTGATAGCGACAAAGGGTGCGGCGATGTGGACGGCTATAGTTACCACGGCGACAAAAGCATGGGCAGCTGCGCAGGCTGTATTAAATGCTGTGCTGGCGCTTAATCCGGTAGCGCTTATTATCATCGGCATTATAGCATTGATTGCACTGATAGCGGCTGTTATCGGGATAATCAATCGCGTTAAAGGTACGTCCATTTCTGCTATTGGCGTTATATGCGGCGGAATAAACGTTGCTGTAGCTGCTGTAAAGAATGCTGGCTTAATGGCCGCTAATGTTGCGCTGGGAATTGCAAGTGCATTTCTTGCGTGTGTGTATAACATCGGCGCGGCATTTAACAATACTATTGCCGGTGTAAAAGTGCTATTTTGGGATTTGCTATCTACTGTTATGGATGTTATCAGTAAAATAGCTGGTGCACTAAACAAATTGCCGTTTGTAAGTATAGATGTTGATGGGCTAACAAGCAAAGCAAGTACTTACGCAAAAAACGCAGCAGAAGCGAAAGGCAGCATGAAAGAGTATAAAAGTGTTGCAGATGCGTTTAAAACGGGCTTTAACACATTCGACGCTTTTGGCTCAGGCTGGGCAAGCGATGCATATAAATCCGGCTATAATTTCGGCGAAGGTATTTCAAACAAAATAACCGGTTTGGGCGATAGCATAGGAGGCTTATTAGGACAGGCGGCAGCCAATACAGAAGCCACAGCCGAAAATACAGGCAGTGCGGCATCTTCGCTGAAAAACACAAGCGAAGATTTGAAGTATCTGCGCGATCTCGCCGAGCAGGAAGCAATCAACCGTTTCACAACGGCAGAGGTAAAAATCGACATGACGGGTATGACGAACAGAATATCATCGGACATGGATTTAGACGGTGTTCTGCGCGTCCTGACTGACGGCTTTGCCGAAGCCCTTACCGTCGCGGCAGAGGGGGTACACGCATAATGTATAGTTTCTTTTTCGATGATATGCAGCTGCCTGTTACCCCGTCGAAGCTGTCCGTTAAAATCAAAGGCAACAATAAAACGCTGACACTGGTGAACGAGGGAGATATTAATTTTCTTCGTTCGCCCGGCTTAACGGAAATCAGCTTTGAAATGCTGCTGCCGATGCTTGAGCAGTATTCTTTCGCATCGGAATATCGCCAGCCTGACTACTATTTAGGCATCCTTGAAAGCTATATGACGGAAAAGAAACCGTTTCGTTTCATCGTAAGCCGCGTATCGCCGTCAGGTGACAAGCTTTACGATACGAACATAAAAGTAAGCCTTGAAGATTACACGGTGTCAGAGGACGCTACAGACGGCTTTGACGTAACTGTAAGCATAAATCTGAAACAGTATATCGACTATGCGACGAAGAAAGTAACGGTTACGAAGCCCGATAACAGCAGCAAATCAACGCTGAAAACCGAAACTCCGCGTGAAACTTCCGGTAAGCCGACCGCAAAGACCTATACCGTAAAAAGCGGCGATTGCCTGTGGACTATCGCAAAGAAGTATTACGGCAACGGTGCACAGTACACGAAGATTTACAATGCCAACAAGGACAAGATCAGCAATCCTAATCTGATCTACGTAGGGCAGGTGTTGACTATCCCGTGAAAGTTGACATTTTGATACAGCGTGACAGCACCATCTATTATCCCATTGTTGCCGAAGACGTAAAGCTTACGTGGGAACGCAAGGGAACGCCCGGCAAACTGACATTTTCCGTTGTAAAGGACGATGTGATATCTTTCGCCGAAGGCAACCCGGTAAAGCTGACAATTGACGGCGTTGATCTGTTCTATGGCTTTGTATTTAAAAAAAGTCGTTCGGGTACGTCGCCGAATGTGATTGAAGTTACCGCATACGATCAGCTGCGATACTTCAAGAATAAAGATACCTACGTTTATTCCAATAAAAAGGCAAACGAAGTAATCCGCATGATAGCCGATGACTTTAATTTAAAAGTCGGAACGCTTGAAGATACGGGGTATGTTATCGGCTCACGAACCGAAGACGATAGCACGCTGTTCGATATCGTGCAAAACGCGCTTGATGAAACGCTACAGGCAAAAACAAAGCTGTATGTACTGTACGACGATGTTGGCAAGCTGACGCTTAAGAACATCGAGAGCATGAAGCTTGATTTGCTGATAGACGCTGATACTATCGGCGATTATTCGTATACCACATCAATCGACGATCAGACATACAATCAAATCAAGATAACGTTTGAAAATCAGGACAGCGGCAAGCGCGAGGTATTCATTGCAAAGAATAGTGCGAATATAAACCGCTGGGGCTTGCTGCAATACACCGACAGCGTTGAATTATCCACATCGGGCGCAGCAAAGGCCGAAGCGCTGTTAAAGCTGTATAATTCGCTGACGCGCACGTTATCCGTATCAAACGCGCTTGGTGATATCCGTGTGCGCGGCGGCTCAAGCGTTATTGTAAAGCTGGGGCTTGGCGATATCAACGTGCAAAGCTATCTGATGGTCGAAAGTGTAACGCACAACTTTACGAACGGGCAGCACCTAATGGACTTAAAATTGAGAGGTGGACAATTTGTCAGCTGATTTTGCACCGTTTCTGAACGACGTAAAACGCGCAGCGGTGGAGGCGGTTAAAGCATCAAAGCCGTTCGCGCTCGTGCTGGGTACTGTAAACAGCGTATCGCCGCTTAAGGTTCAGATAGATCAGAAGCTTGAACTGACGGCGGCGCAATTGATGCTTACAAACGCCGTGCGCGATCACTCGGTGTACATCACGCCGGAGGGCGGCGAAAAGAAAAAATACAAGCTGCATTACGGCCTGAAAACGGGCGAACGCGTCATACTGCTACGCGCCGACGGCGGGCAGAAATTCATAATTTTAGATAGGGTGGTGACACCGGCATGATACCTGTTGTTGATGATGAACTGTTGACACTGGAAGACGAAACGCAGCCGTCATTGACCTACGCGCTTGAAGCCGAGAACGGGAGAATACGCGGCAAGGTGGACGGCCTTGAAGCGGTAAAACAGGCCGTGTATCTGGCACTTAGCACCGAGCGTTTCGCGTACCTGATCTATTCATGGAACTACGGCGCGGAGCTTGACGGCTTTATAGGCCAGCCGAAGGAATACGTTTTATCGGAAATCAAGCGCCGCATAAGCGACGCGCTGTTACAGGACGACCGCATAACGGCGGTTGATAATTTCAAATTTGAAACAAAAAAGAACGCTGTGCATGTGATATTTACCGTGCATAGCGTTTTTGGCGAAACGGAGGTGACTACGGATGTACGAAGATAAAACCTATGAAGCGATATTGCAGGAAAAGCTTGCACGCGTCGCGTCGTATTTGGATAAGCGCGAGGGTTCGATAATCTACGATGCCCTTGCGCCGAATTCGCTTGAAAGCGCAATGCTGTATATCGCGTTAGACAGCGTTCTAAACGAAACGTTTGCCGATACCGCAAGCCGCGAATACCTTATAAAGCGCTGTGCGGAACGCGGAATAGCGCCGCTTCCTGCAACATATGCGGTCGGCGTGGGCGTGTTCAATATGAACGTGCCAATCGGAGCGCGTTTCAGCTGCGATAAATACAACTGGGCTGTTACCGAAAAGATTGAAGATAACAAATTCTATCTTACCTGCGAAACGGCAGGCGCAGATCCCGGCAACTATTTAGGCCAGCTGATACCCATTGATTACATCGACGGCCTGACGGCGGCGGCGCTGACAAGCATCAGCATAAACGGCGAGGATGAGGAAAGCACCGACGCACTGCGCACACGATATCTGAATAGCTTCAGCAATCAGGCATACGGCTTTAACCGAAGCCAGTACATCGACGTTACCGAAGCACTGCCCGGCGTGGGCGGCTGTAAGCCCTACAGGGCGTGGAACGGCGCGGGAACAGTGAAGCTTGTTATCACCGACAGCAACTATCAGCCGCCGTCTACTGCGCTTGTAAGCACCGTGCAGACGACTATAGACCCCACGCAGAACAGCGGCGACGGCATGGGGCTTGCGCCTATAGATCATGAAGTCACCGTTGTCGGTGCGACGGGGACGACGATAAACATCTTTACCACGCTGACATTCCAAAGCGGCTGGAATTTATCCGAATGTGAACCTTACATTGAGGCGACGCTGGATAAATACTATTCAGAGCTTAATGCTACATGGGCGCAGGAAAACAACCTGATAGTCCGCATAGCACAGATAGAAGCGCGGCTGCTGGCCGTTCCCGGCATCGTGGATATCACCGGCACGAAGATAAACAATCAAACCAGTAATTTAACGCTGGATAAGGACGCTGTAGCAGTCAGGGGGCTTTTCAGCAATGCGCAACTTTAATAATCTACGCACTATCGACCTGAAAGAGTATTTACCCGGCGTTTTGAAGGACGTTGCGGAAATCCGCGCCGTTATGGATACGGAAACGCCGGAGATACAAGCCCTGTGGGATGCCGCCGAAGCCTGCATGAACGATCAGTTTATACAAACAGCTACCGAAGACGGCATAGCGCGGCGAGAAAGCATGCTTGGCATATCGCCGTATGCGTCTGATACGCTCGATGACAGGCGCTTTAGGCTGCAAAGCCTGTACACTGAAAACGTGCCCTACACGCGGCGCAGTCTGAAAAACTGGCTTGAAACGCTGTGCGGCAAGGGCGGCTATGTGCTTACTATCACAACTTCAAATTTCAACGTTGATGTAAAAGTCGCGCTGGGCGTAAAGAAGCAGGAAAATGTCATCCGCGAGACGCTTGAACGCATGCTGCCGTACAATATGACCTTTTCCGTAAGCCTGCTTTATAACATTTGGGGCAGCGTGAAAACAAAGACCTGGGGCAGCGTGAAAACCAAGACATGGCAAAATCTTAAAGAGGAGGTATCTGCCTGATGGCTACATATACCACCAATTACAATCTGAAAAAACCGGCTGACGGTGATTTCATCAATATTGCCGATTTAAACGGCAACGCCGATATTATCGACGAAGAATTGAAAAAGCGTCCCGTTGTCGGCAGTGACGGCAAGCTGCCCGATAGTCTGCTGCCGGATTTAGCGGACACCTACGAAGAAAAAGGCGCAGCAAAAGCGGCGGTAAACGCACACAATTCAAGCACAAACGCGCATAACGATATCCGCATCGAACTCGGCAAAAAAGCGCCCGTCCCCATCATCGGCACCGCGCCGCCGACGACATCGACCGTCGGTGTTGTCGGGCAGGAGTACATCGACACGGCGGCAAAGCTTGTTTATCACTGCACAGGGGCGGCGGCTACGGGGTATACGTGGGAGGTGTATTCCGCGGGGCGGTCGTCGAAAGTGAATTTAACGCTGTATGCGTCGAGCTGGAGTACGGCAAAGAAATACACCGTCAGCAACGCGAACATTACGGCGACATCGGCGGTCGAGCTTCTGCCGAGGGAGAACAACGGCATAACGCAGGCGCAGCTGGAGGCGCTGTCGGGCGCTATGATCGTCGGCGGCACACAGGCGGCAGGCAGCATCCAGCTCGTCGCGCTGGGTGATAAGCCGACAACGGATATCCCGGTGACATTAATAATCAGGAGGGATTTGTAATGCCTCTCATCAATCACGCATGCGGTGGCTCGTCGTTCGCTGCGATTATTCAGGTAACTTATAATGCTGGGGCAATCTGTACTTGTTCAAATGGTGGTAGAACACTAACTGCGTCAGACACGTCAGGTACAGCTGTCTTTAAAGTACCTGTTAGAGGTACATGGGTCGTAGCAGTAACTAAGGGTAGTGCATCTGCAACTAAATCTGTAGAAGTAGTGTCGGATGGAGCTCTCTACTCAGTAGAAGTGTTCACCTTTCGTATTTACGGTATTAGCCGAAGTAGATCAGTCTCCGCACCAGAATGGGCTAGAACAGACGATGCAGAGGGATTTACCGCTAGCGCGGCTCTTGGAACTCAATCCGGACATAGTGACTTTGATACTATCTATCCATGGAGTGAAATTACACGGACGACTTTATCCACCGGGGATGTAATGGTTAAGATCCCCAAATTTTGGTATCGCCGCTACATTTTGAATGACATAGAGTATATACAAATTTCTGATAAGAGTGAGTCTGGGTTCGATCTCCATCCAGCATTTACTACTAATGAGTTTATATACGTAGGAGCATACATTACATCAGGAGGCTCTACAGTAACATCTGCATCTGATGCTTCTGTTACTACAGCAAAAACTAGGCGCTGGCATATCACCAACGCTGGAAATAAGGGCGCGGGCTGGTCTATAATGTCTATTGAGGCTCTATCTGCTATTCAGATGCTAATACTGGTTGAGTATGCTACCTACGACGTCCAAAGTGCTATAGGCGCGGGATACACAGGCCAGAAATTTGGTACTAACTCACCTATACAGACTGGATCATGTGATGGTATACCGGGCCTTACAGGCAGACCTTCAGGAACATCCAATGCAGTTGATGTGGTTTGGCGTGGCATTGAGGGCTTGTGGGGCCAAGTGTTTGAGTTCCTAAGTAACTTGACACGAACAGAAGACTCTTCAGGAATACGCTACGCCCTAAATGCATCTGGAACTACTACAACTATTCTTGAAACATACCCGACCTTTAATAAATATATTGTAAGCTTGGGGCTAGACGAGAGCTACCCATATGCTATGCTAGCAGAGGCTGCCACGCAAACAGGTAGCTCAAGTACCTATACATGCGATTATGCAGACGGAGATCCGGTGCGTGGCTCAAATACTACCAGCATAGCGTATGGAGGCGCAGCTACAGATGGAGACAAAGCCGGTTTATTTGCGCTAAGTATAGGCACCGCAGACCAATACGGTAGCTCCCAGACAGGTGCGTATCTATATGGCTCACGCCTACTCTATGTACCGCAATAAGGAGGTGGCACAATGAGAGTACAAGGAAATGGATTTCCGGCAGCTGTAACGGTTGAAAGCTATTGGCCTATGCCAGGCTACGCTGAGGTTAGGGTGCACGAAAATGTTAAGGACATTACTCCAACGGATGATGAAGACACTACACCGCTCTACGAGTATGACGAGTATGTATTTCACATTAAACAGCGCGACGGGCTACAACAGGAGATTGAAAATAATCTCGCTGATTGGATACAGACCGGTAGAGCGCTTGAAGTTAACGACCGCGCAAGTACAGTGCAGGATTTGAAGGCCGAAATTGCAGACGCAATAACTCCGGCGGCACTCGACGCAGCCTACAGAGAGGGGGTTAACAGCATATGACGAAAGATGAAGCGATCGCAAAAATGAAAGAAAAAGGCGCGGATGATGCCGCAGCCCTGCGGGCAAAGGCGAACACCATGACCGGCACTGAAATTATCGCCGCAGAAATCGCCGTGCCCGATTTCGACGCGCAGAAGGATTACAGCGCATGTCCCGCCGGTACGCCGGTTGCGGACGAGGGGCAGGTGTGGACGCTTATACAGCCGCACAACGCGGCAAACTACAGCGGCAGACCGTCCACTCTGCGTGCGCTGTGGGGGCTGTGCCACACTACAGACCCGGCTAAGGCCAAACCGTGGGTCGATGCCAACGGCACGTCGGGAATGTACATGAAAGACGAATGCTACAAGGCCGCAGACGGCAAGGTCTATCGTTGCAAACAGGATAACTGCGTTCACGATGCCGCCGCGCTGCCAAGCGCGTGGGAGGATGCGTAGCTTGTGACCGGCATTAATGCCGTTTGCAATACTGCCCCCTGCCGTTCGGGGACTTATAAATAGGCGGCTTGCAAAAAGAAAACTGCGGCGGCTCAGTTTAGATAGACAGCACAAGCCCCAAAAAAGAATAGCTATCCTTGAAGATTTACAACCGCCACAAATTGAAGATCATCTCGTAGGGCGCGAGATGGGTAAAATAAAAAATGCCCACCGAGATGATAAAGGACGGTGATTTTTCAACCATGAACATTACCCCGAAACAGGTGCTTGAGCTGGCCGTAAAATACATAGGCTACAAGGAAAAGGCATCGAATAAAGACCTATACAGTTTCACAGATAACGCCGGGCGCGGCAACTTCACGATGTTTCAGGCGGAGCTGGACAAGGCAAAATTCTGGAACACGCCGAAAAACGGCTATGAGTGGTGCACAAGCTTTGTAGCGTGGTGCTTCTGGCGCATAGCCGGGAACGCGGCAAAGGAAACGCTGTGCCTTACCGGGCAATATGGCGCAAGCTGCGTCAGCTGGGCGAAGTACTACGCGGCACAGGCAAGGCTTTACACCAAGCCCGAAGTTGGCGACCAGTATTTTCAGCGCGACAGCCGCGACGGGCTTCCCTGCCACACGGGAATTGTCGAAAGCGTAAACGGCAACACGTTCGTTACCATTGAGGGCAACTATCAGAACAGCGTCCAGCGCGTCCGGCACAGTATGAACAGCGGCACGGTCTACGGCTTCGGCAGACCGAAATACACACAGAAAACGGAGGACGAGGACATGGTGAGATGGAAAACGATAGAGGATGTGCCGGAGGGCTTTTACCGCGACACGGTGAAGAAGCTTATGGCCGACGGCGTTATTCAGGGCAAGGGCGACGGCGTGGTTGACCTAACCGAGGACATGCTAAGGACGATAATTTTTTGCGAGAGGATAATTAAAAAATAATGGTTGAAAGTGTAGTCGTAGCTATCATAACCGGCGTTTTAACGCTTATCGGCGTACTTATCAGCAACAGCAAATCACAGGCGGTAATGGAAACAAAGGTGATCGAGCTGACACGCGAGGTCAGGGAGCACAACAAGTTTGCAAAGCGTATGCCTGTGGTAGAGGAACAGATTAAGGTAATCAACCATCGCATAAGCGATCTTGAAGAAGACATGAAAAATCATCATCATTAACAGGAGGCACATTTATGAAAATCAACTGGACTGTAAGACTTAAAAACAAAACCTTTTGGATTGCGCTTATCCCGGCGCTGCTGCTGCTTATTCAGGTGGTGGCGGCGGTGTTCGGCATCGACTTGAAGCTTGACGCGCTGGGCGACAAGCTGCTGGCCGTTGTAAACGCGCTGTTCGCGGTGCTTACCATCCTCGGCGTTGTCACAGACCCGACGACCGCCGGAGTAAGCGACAGCAGGCAGGCTATGGAGTACGATAAGCCGAAGTGTGATAAGTAATCCCTTGTAAACCATAAAACGGAGGCTGTTTGATGACTGCAACCATCAAAGAATTTTGCCGGATAAACGGCATTGACGAAGCATCGGCAAACCTTGCCGATATCATCTATGAAGCTTTGATAGGCGGTGACAATGGAAGCCTTGAAAGAAATAGCGCAGCCGAAGCGAAAATGCAAGCTGCAATTTCCAACGGCATTGCGCGAACGGCTGATAGCTGAATGCGGCTTTACGCTTGAAGAAAAGACGATACTTAATCTACGCGCCGACGGATTATCCATCATCGAAATAGCCGACCGGCGGCATTGCAGTGTTGAAACGATCAACCGGCGTATACGCAGCATCAAAAACAAAATAGCGGACATAGCTAAAGGGTAGCGCATTATGCGTTACCCTCTTTTTTTATGACACATTATCGCCCTGTAACTGACACGTTACGGGGCTTTTTTTATGCGATGATTTAGGCAGAAAAAATAAAGGGGGTTAACCCATGAACGGAATGTACGGTTACGGAAACGGCTATGGATATGCACCGCCCTACACGCCACAGATGGGCACAGGAGCGCAGATGCCGCAAAGATGCCAAGTTATCAAAGTGAACGGCAGAAACGGCGCTGACGCGTTCAGGATGGCCGCTGACAGCTCGGTGCTTCTGCTGGATGAAAACGATCCTATAGTGTGGCTGAAAACGACTGACGGCGCAGGCTATCCGACGATAACGCCGTATTCCATCGCGCCTTATCAGCCAGCGCCCGAAGTAAACGTAAATGATCTTGAAATCAGAATAAAGCGACTGGAGGACATATTAAATGGCAAATCCGATGATGCAGATGTTAGGACAAAGCGTGGGAAAGCGAATGCCGAATAACCCTATTGCAATGATAGCTGAATTTCGCAAGTTTGCGCAGGGCATGACACCCGAAAAAGCAGGCGCGGAAATTGAAAAGCTTCTAACATCGGGGCGAATGACGAAAGAACAATTTGAAGAATTAAAAGAACAAGCAAAATTCTTCATGCAGTTTCTGAAATAGGCCGGGTCGACACGGTTTATTATAAAAATCTACGAAAGGAGAAAAACGATGGATAATTACAGTTTATCCGATCTTGCATCCGTTGTAGGCAACAAAGATAACGACGGTTTCGGCTTTGGCAGTGGCGGTTTGCTGCTTGTGGTTGTACTGTTCCTGTTCTTTATGATGTTCGGCGGCTTTAACCGCGCCGGTGATTACGGTCAGTATGCAACCGCTGCATCACAGCAGGAGATCCTTTTCGGCCAGCAGTTTGGCCTGCTTAATGATCGCCTTACCAATATCGGGAACGGCATTTGCAATCTTGGCTACGATGTGCAGGGCAACATAGGCCAGCTCGGTAAAGAGATGGCGCTTGCTCAGAATGGCACGAACATGACCATTATGCAGACCGGCAACAGCATCCAGGCACAGCTTGCCGATTGCTGCTGCAAGACACAGCGCGCCATCGACGGCGTTAACGCAAATCTTGAAGCAAAATTTGCAGCGCTGGAAAAGTCGCAGCTTGAACAGCGTATTGCCGAACAGTCGGCGCGTATTGCCAGCCTTGAAATGGATAACCGTATGTATGGCGTAGTTCGCTATCCTAACGGCTATACCTACAACGCCGGTATGTCCCCGTTTTGCGGCGGCGGTTGCTGCGCATAACCCTAAATGATTATCCGCTTTAACAGCGTTAGCCCGTGTGGTAAACGCTGCACGGGCATTATTAATATTTAATTAAGAAAGGAATTATAATTATGGCTTGCAATTCTAAACTGAAAAACGCGCATTACAAAAGCGCACAGAATGCATATAATAACACCGCGCAGACCTTTGTTGCTGCCGGTACGCCCGTTAACGTGCTGGGCATCCTGAACACCGATACCGGCTGTTCGATAGATACCGTCACAGGCGGCTTTGTAGTCGCGTCCAGCGGCCTTTATCGCATCAGCTATGATGTTGTGTTCACGGCTGACGCAGCCGGTACAGCCGAGCTTAAAGCCTTTAAAGATACCGTCGCCCTGCCTTGCGCTGATGCACAGGTAACGACCGTAGCAAACAACATTTACACACTGCACATCGAAACCACAATTTATATCCCTGTATGCTGCAATAGTGCTCCCACTATCAGCGCGGCCATAAGCGGCATAGCAGGTACAATCAACCACGTTTGCGCAAGCATGGTGAAGCTGGCATGAATGAAGACAACTTAGGGGTGGACTTCATTTTGTTCTTGTTCAAACTTCACTACTGCTGTAGTTGTTCTACAGTAGAAAGCGCAAACGAATTTTTAGAAACCTTCAAAAAATATAAAGAATCGAGGGTGTTTGATTATGAAAGATAAAATCAAAGCCTATAAAGAAAAGCTTGAAAAATCCATAGCCGAATACATGGCGTTGCCATCAACCGAACGATCATATCAAGCGATACATGGTATGGTCGACTGCTGGGAAGCGATAGACAGCATGGAACAGTGTCTATGCCGCACAGGTAAATTTACTCGTGACGACGCGGAGGCATGGAACGCTAAAATGCTGAACGACGACGGCACGACCGGCGGGCACTGGACGATCGCGCAGACAACGGCAGTCGCACAGTCTATCGGCGTTAAATTCGACCACATAACCGATTATTGCTGGAACGTCGCAATGAACATGATGTATTCGGATTACTGCACCGTCGCCAACAAATACAACGTAGGCACACCCGAATTTTACGCTTGCATGGCAAAGGCGTTTTTGTTCGATAAGGATGCGAAAAGCCCCAACGCAAAGATGGCAGCGTATTACTTCGGAATTGTGGACGTGGAATAAACAATGTCTGTAATACGTCTGTAATAGACGGCATTTTTGCAGCATTTCGGGCGATTTTTGTTAAATTTTGCCATGAAATATAATAACTTTTACGGCAAAAACAAAGCCTTAAAACGCTTATAACGCGAAAATAGGCAACAATTTAGAGAAAATAATAAAATCGTTTATTTGAATGGCATTCAAGAGGTCAGCGGTTCGATCCCGCTTATCTCCACCAAACAAATAAGGCTCGAAAGTGTAAGCTTTCGGGTCTTTTTTGCGTTTACGGGTATGTTTTGCCCTGAAAAGTTACTAAATTTGCGCCTTGCATTTCTGCTGAAAAATGGCCTTGTCTGTAGTGTGTCTGTAATAGCACAACACGTTTTTTTCACAAAGCATCGGTTATTTTGCGCAAATCGGCGTAATTTACATCCTGATAATACCTTAACATATCATCACTGGTGTGCCCGATCAATTCAAGCTTGTCTTTATCCGCGCCCTTTACACGCTTCATAAGGGTAGCAAACGTGTGACGGCAACTGTGCGGCGTGTATGTATAAAAGGTTTTTCCGTCGCGTTCTTGTGTGGGATTATCTATGCCGCAGGCTTCAAGCACGTTATAAAATAAAGTCCTGTAGCGTTCTACGGTAAAGGCTTTGCCATCCTTGTCGACGAACACCGCCCCGGACGTTTTGCCGGGCGGCAACAGCGCGTCGATATACGGCTGTATTTTCGGCGATATCGTAACGATGCGATCTATACCGGCTTCGGTTTTAATGCCGTTTATAAATGCGCGTTCAGCGCGGATGTACTGCGACGCATCCAGCGCGACAAACTCGGTAGGGCGATAGCCTAAGTAACACTGGCAAATGACGTAGGACGCGCCAAACACGCCGTTAACGTGCGCTTTCAGCTTTGGCAGCGCATCGTCAGGCAGGCCGGGTCTACTGCTGTGCTTGCCGTCAACGTTCAAATACTGCCCGTAATTCAACTCGGCATAATGGCGCGGTATGGCATATTTGTAAATCAGGCCGCATAGTGCGCGCATGTTTTCTTTTGTGCGCCGTCCGTGTGGGCATTCGTCGATACATTCCTGCAAATCTTCTATTTCGATATCGCGCAGGTTTAAATGATAAACGGCTTCAAAGTATTTATACGCTGATTTGTAGCAGTTTATTGTGTTTTTACCGGCACGGTGCGTGGGTAACCACGCTTCATACATCTGCGTAAATGATGCGTTTTTAGCCTTTGAAGCTGGCGTTCGTTTAAGGATAGGTATATATTCTATAGCTTCTTTTTTCGTCTTAAAACCGGCCTTAGAACGGGTCTTGCGATGCACTTTGCCGTTTTCGTCGATTACATATCCTTCGACGATTACCACAGTCCAGCCACTGCCGCGCTTGTAGACGCTGCCTGTACCATTACCGCGAGATTTCGGCTTGCGGCCTGCTGCCACACGTGCGCCGCACATATTGCAGAATTTTGAACCGTCCGGTATATCGGCTTTGCATTTTTTGCATTTCATTATTCGCTTTAACTCCCTTAGATATTCGCCAAAAATAATTTTATAGCGAATAATGCCCACAGAATCACTCCTGTGGGCTTTTTGTTGTTTTGGCATCGTGGATTACGGTTTTTACCGCAAAGGCGATCAGGGCGACGGCAGCAAGCACCACGATAGCCAGGAACACGGCCAGTACCGTTAA